GATCAATCCAAGAAGATGGGACGATTGCGACAGGTAATGTCGGAACGGTCGGCATCTCCAGAACTATTGCGATAACAGGTAACTCGTCAACCTTATCTGTTAACTCAGTCTTAGTATCTCCAATTCTTACAGGCAACTCGTCAACTGGTGCTGTCGGCACGATGTTGGCAGAGACCATCTCCTTTGTTGATATTACTGGCGTTGGCGGTACTGGCTCAGTCGGTAGCGTTACAAATGCGGTATCTGTTGCGATAATTGGGGTTGAGGCATCTGGCTCTGTCGGGACAATCATTGGCTACGGCTGGAGCGTAGTAGCAGACACGGCAGAAACTTGGACGGCAGAGACAGATACGCCAGAGACTTGGACAGCAATCGCAGACAATTCAGAAACATGGACGCAAGTCCCAGCATGAAGGTGAAATATGGCAGATTCAACAACATCCAACCTTTTACTTACTAAACCAGAGGTAGGCGCATCCACAGATTCGTGGGGAACAAAGATCAATACCGATCTAGATAGTATTGACGCGCTCTTTGCAGCAGCAGGTACTGGCACATCGGTAGGTCTTAATATCGGTAGCGGTAAGAAGCTCAAACTGGTTGGCGATGTCATTGACACCAATGGCAACGAGCTTCTGAAGGTAACTGCAACAACATCGGCAGTCAATGAAGTAACTCTTGCAAATGCTGCTACTGGTAGTAATCCTGTTTTATCAGCGACTGGTGGAGATACAAATATTGGTATTACCCTAACTCCAAAAGGAACGGGTATTGTTGTATCTACATCTGACGCATCTATCTCAGGTCTTACTGTTGGTAAAGGCGGTGGTGCTGTTGCTACTAACACGGCTGTGGGTGCTAGTGCTTTGGGTGGAGGTTCTCAATCAGGTGGAACAAATGCCGCTTTTGGAAACAATGTTTTGGCGGCAAATACAAGTGGTGGTTCTAATACCGCAATGGGTTATTACACTTTAGCCAGCAATACAACTGGTGGATATAACGTAGCGATAGGTGGAAATAGTTCAAATCCAGCGTTATATAGTAATACAACTGGTTCTTACAATACTGCGTTAGGTTCTGCGGCACTTCAAGCCAACACCACAGCATCTAACAACACAGCAGTAGGTTATCAGGCAGGGTATGCAAACACAACTGGCGCATCTAATGCGTTTATTGGTTATCAAGCTGGAACAGCAAACACAACAGGAAGTCAAAACTCGTACTTAGGCTATTTTGCTGGTGGTGCAATGACTACTGGCAGTTCAAATACGATTGTTGGTCGTTTCACAGGCAACCAAGGTGGCTTAGACATTCGTACAGCAAGTAACCGCATTGTGCTGTCTGATGGGGATGGGAATCCTAGGGCATATACAGATAGTAATGGTAGATGGATTTTTGCTACAAACTATGCTGGAGAATTGATTACTGTTGCTAACCCAAACGCTTCCACACCATACGGAATATATAATGGTTTTAGTGGATATAATGGTTTTAGTGGTGCTGCCCCAAACAACACAAGCCAATGGTTTCACCTTTCAGAAGATACAGGTGGTCTGCGTTTTGTTGTTAACTCAAATGGTGGAATCAAAAATTATTCTGCTAATAACACCAATCTTTCAGATGTGAGAGAAAAGACAAACTTTGCTGCATCTAAACCATATCTAGAAACAATCTGTTCTATTCCAGTTAAAACATTTAACTACATTGACCAAAACTTTGAAGAAGATGGCGGTTTAACTCTCGGTGTTATTGCACAAGAAGTCCAAGCTGTTGCGCCTGAGTTGATAATGGAAAGTAATTGGGGGACAGAAGAAGAACCAAAGATGCGTTTGTCTATTTATCAGACAGATTTACAGTATGCGCTAATGAAGTCCATCCAAGAACTAAAAGCAATCGTTGACGCACAAGCCGCAGAGATTGCGGAACTCAAAGCAAGATAAGGAGAAAACCATGTCAGAAATTACCATCACCCCTGAAGAAATTGCGAAACATTATTCTGCGTGTTTAGATAGTGTGAATTTGATACAGGCTGGACAGCCAGAAGGCATGACAGCAGAAGAGTGGGCAGACTGTCTTGAAAGAAATAAGGCTCACTTGAAAATCATGTTAGCCAAGGACTTTTGGACAACTGAGAACTTGACTCCACTAAGGACAGCCAGCGCATGACCTCAGAGCACACAACTGAAGGCGCTGCTGCGCTAATTACTAAGGCAGCACCTCCAGTCGGAGTATCCCTTGCAAGTGTTGCTGGCTTTCAAGTCAGCGAGGTATTGATCTGGGCTACTCTGATCTACACCGTCTTGATGATCTGCCATAAGTGCTACCAAATTTATAAAGACATAAAGAAGTGATGTGTTTGATCCCATCACCATTGGCGCTGCTTTCAAGGCAATGCAACTGGCTTATGACGGGATCACATACTGCTGCGATGCCTTGTCTCAGGGCAAGGTCGCTGTACAGAAGATAAAGAAGGCAACCGATGATGCCCAAGCAATCGCAAAGGAAGTCAAAGGGATATGGGGATTCTTTAGCGGACTATTTGGTGGCTCAAAGCCAGCCGAGTCCAAGCCAGCAGCCACAGAGCATAAGCCTGTGGCGAAAAAGAAAGAAACCTACACAACCCACATTCCTAATGAAGCCGAGATCGTCCAGCAATTCATTAAGCACTTAGGTGCTTTTTTTAGACACCACAAGGAGTTAACCGAGTATGTGGAAATTAAATATGAAGAAGTATTTTCAAGCGTTGATCCAGACCCTGAGACGATTCTGGAACTCTCTGTTTACAAAAACGAACTAGACCAGAGCTATGTCAAGTTGAGTGGAATGATGAGGGGTGCAAATGTGCCTTATCAGCTCGGACCACTCTGGGAGAACTACAACAGCATCTACTCCAAGGTTCAACTAGAACAGCAAAAACGCAAGGAACAAATTAGAATTAGGAGACAGATAGAGGCTTACAGACAGGAAAGGTTCAGACAAGAAAAGATTGAGCTTGGCATGGGATTGTTTATCACGCTGCTCGTAGTTTCTTGGCTATACGCAGTATGGATAAATTCATTTATCGAAGCATTCTGATCCTTGTGTGTGTAATGCTGACAATTATCTTAATCATCACGCCAGTCTTGATTAGTATGTGGATCAAGATACAAAAAGCCGAGATTAGGTTGGAGAAAAAAGAGAGACAAATAAACCGACAATTAAGGTTAATGGAAAGGCAGAGCAATGAATGACTTACTCAATCTTCTCAAGGGTGTCGCACCCACGCTGGCAATGGCTGTCGCTGGTCCTTTGGGTGCTTCTGCTGTTACCGCTCTGGCTAGTAAGTTTGGCGTGTCTGATAGTGTTGATGCCGTTGCAAAGGCTATTGCTGGCGATCCAAAGGCTGCTGAAAAGATAGCAGAGCTTGAGCTGGAGATGGCGAAGATTGATGCAGCCAATACTGCCGACGCAAGGAAGATGAATTCAGAGATACAGAACTCTGCCACAGCGTCTTGGTTAGCAAAGAACATTGCCTATGTCATAGACACATCAATCATTGCTGGCGCTCTCACCATGACCTTTGTGGTGTTTATTGTTGGCGTACCAGAGCAGAATAAGTCGATGGCTTTCACGGCTTTGGGATCGTTGTGGACTTTGACGGGTACGGTGGTGAACTTCCATCGTGGTAGTTCTGCTGGTAGTAAGGCAAAAACTGAAGAGATGATGAAAGGTGTTAAATGATTGAATTCTTAAAGCAACTAATGCTGGCTAAGGTCAACCGTCCACAGCCAACTGTGGAAGAGGTCGAGGTACAGGTATGGTCTTTCGTCGTCAAGTCGATCACCATCATGGTTCTAGGCATTGCGTTTGGTGTTCTGTATTTGATTGGTTCTGAGAAGCAAGACCCCGAACTTGCACCTATAGACTCTGTATTCCTTGAAATCTTGAAAGCCATTGCGTTTATGGGTGTCGGCACTATGGGCGGTATCTCAGGACGCAAGGCATCGACAGCCATTGCAAAAGCCATTGTGGGAGAAGACGATGCAACTAAGTGAACACTTTAGTCTTGAGGAGGCAACTCACTCTGATACCGCAACCCGTCTAGGCATCAGCAACCAGCCAGACGCACAGCAATTAGAGAACATGAAGACGGCTGCTGCTGGCATGGAGAAGGTTCGCGCTCTGCTTGGTAAGGCTATCAATGTCAACTCATGGATACGACTGCCAGAGGTGAATGTGGCGGTGGGTGGTAGCAAGGTATCGAGTCACATGGACGGCTGGGCTATTGACTTCGTATGCAAAGGCTTTGGCACTCCATTGGAAGTCTGCAAGGCTATTGACGCAGCAGGTAAAGGGCTGGACTCACATCTCCTTTGCACCAGCAATGCGTCAGCAGAAACTCACCATCTTCAGACCTCAGAATAAATACGCCATCGGCTTACTCACGCAAGACGAGTACAACAAGGCAGTATGACGAACTTCTACCAGCAGCTCCAGACTCCTGCCGTACCAGACCTGCCTAATCCGCAGGATCGGTATGACCGTCTGACGGTTGCGCAGACGAATGGTGCTTTGCGCACCTTCTTCTTGAAGTTAACCAATGCCTTGCAGTCCCTTGCGTCTCCTCGCGGTGGTAGGTTTATCAATATGCCTTACGGGGCATTTCAGGACGGCACAGACCAGACGGCAGCCAATACGACGACTGCCTACGCCATAACATTTGACACAACAGACTTCAACAATGGCGTAACCTTGTCGAACTCGTCAAGGTTGAATGTGTCTCAAGCTGGAATCTACAACATTCAATTCAGCGTGCAGTTTAAAAACACTACTAACGACACACAAGATGTAGATGTGTGGTTTAAAAAGAACGGCACAAACATCGACAAGTCAAACTCAAGATTTGGTCTTGGTCCAAGAAAATCATCAGGCGATCCAACTCACATGGTCTCTGCCATGAACTTCTTTGTAAGCATGGAAACAAACGACTATGTTGAGATTATGTGGAGACCTTCAGATGTAGGTATCAGTATTGAACACTACGCTGCCAGCTCCACGCCAACAAGACCAGCAATACCGTCTGTCATTGCGACGGTTACCTTTGTCTCCAATCTTTCAGCATAATTAGACCCTATGGCACTCGTACCAATCAAAATCCCTGCTGGCGTTTACCGCAACGGTACTGAGTACCAGTCTGCGGGGCGCTGGTATGACTCGAACCTTGTGCGTTGGTTTGAGAACACCTTGAGACCTTGGGGCGGGTGGCGTAAGCGCTCAACCTCACAAATGACTGGTGTCAGCCGTGGAATGCTGACTTGGCGCGATAACTCCAATCTGCGTTGGATCGCTGCTGGAACACCATCAAAGCTCTACGCCATGAATGAGGCTGGAACTCTCAAAGACATTACTCCCACAACCTTTACGACTGGTGATACAGACGCTAGTCTGAAGACGGGTTACGGTTACAGCAACTACGGCTCTTATTCTTATGGTGTGGCGCGTCCAGACTTGGGCGACATCATTCCAGCAACCACTTGGACAATGGATTCTTGGGGCGAGTATCTTGTGGCGTGTTCTAGCAAGGACGGTCAACTCTTGGAGTGGCAGTTAGGCTTTACAACCCCTACAAAGGCTGTTGCCATTACTAACGCGCCAACGAGCTGTGCAGCCGTTATGACTACGGCAGAGCGCTTTGTCTTTGGACTTGGCGCGTCAGGTAATCCACGCAAAGTATCTTGGTGTGACCAAGAAAACAACACAGTCTGGACACCATCCGCAACGAATCAGGCTGGTGACTTTGAACTTAATTCTGTCGGGTCTCTGAAGTGCGGTAAGCGCGTCAGGGGTATCAATCTTCTATTTACAGATGTCGATGTCCACGCTGCTACCTATATTGGTCTGCCTTATGTCTACTCCTTTGAGAAGGCAGGATCAGGTTGTGGCGTGATCTCCTCACAGGCTGTCGCAGCCATTGATACGGCAGCCATTTGGATGTCTAAGTCAGGCTTCTGGGTGTACGACGGCTATGTCAAGCCCTTGGTGTCGGATGTTGGCGACTACATCTTCCAGAACATCAACTACAACCAGTCAAGCAAGGTCTACGCAGTCCACAATAGTAAGTATGGCGAGATCATTTGGTTTTACCCTTCTAGCCAGTCTAACGAGAACGACTCCTATGTCGTCTACAACTACCGCGAAGCGCATTGGGCTATTGGCACTTTGTCTCGTACTGCTGGGACTGACCGAGGCGTATTCGTCAATCCTTTGATGATTTCGTCAGATGGTTACATCTACGAGCACGAGGTTGGCTTTACCTATGACGGTGGCACTCCTTACGCTGAGTCTGGTCCTTACGAGATTGGTAACGGTGACAACATCGTTTCTGTGCGTCGGGTGATTCCTGATGAGCAAACTCTTGGCGAGGTCGTCGTGTCCTTCAAGACTCGGATGTATCCGATGGCGACTGAGACGACTTATGGACCGTATTCCGCAGCTCAACCGACAGATGTGAGGTTTGCTGCCAGACAGGTCAAGGTTAGGTACACGGGCAATGTCTTAGAGGACTGGCGCGTTGGCGTTAACCGATTTGATGTTGTCGCAATGGGTAAGCGGTGACTTAGAATTGAGTCAAGAATTAAGGGCGGGGAAAGTGCCTGTGTGTATCCGAGAGGATTACACCTTTTACTTGGAGTTCTTTCGGGGTAATTTGTGGTTTCACATCGACATCAAGAGATGGTCGTCTGAAGTCAAAAAGGGTTGCCAGAGGGACTTTGCTCTTTTAGAGGATTTAATTGGGAAGCCTATCGTCGCGCTGATACGCGAGGATGACATCAAACTTGCAAGATTTGCCAAGTCATTTGGCTGGTCTGAGAAATGTCAAATATCACTATTAGACGGATCGAAGGCTTTTATTTACACCAACATGGTGTGACAAGGGAGATGATATGGGTGGAGTAGTAAGCGAAATTGGTGACATCGGTCAAGGCATCATTAGTGGCGTTAATGAGGGCTTAACTGATCTTGATGATTCTTTACCTCAAGAAGCAAAGATCGCAGCAGCCATTTACTTAGCGAGTCAAGGTTTACCAGTCGGTGCTGAAGGCGCTACATTATCTGGTGCAAATGCAGCAGTCGCTGCCGATAACGCATACCTTGCTAGTCAGGCTGCGGGTGCTGGCGCAATAGCAACTCCAGTTACAACTGGTTCAGTATTAGCCACAGAACTCCCAGCGTTTGGCACTACGGCAACAACTACGGCAACAGGTTCTGCTGGAGCTTTACCTCCATTGTCTCCAGTCGTGCAAGGAACTCTTCCTTCGTGGGCTGGAACTAGCGTAGCACCAGTAACTGCTGAAGGCGCTGCTGCTGGCGGTCTAGGTTCTACGCAAACTAGCTTACTTGGTGGTGCTTTTGATTGGGCTACGGCTAGTCCAGCAAATGCACTACAAGCAGCAAGTTTAGGTTTAACGGCTGCAAAGGCTTTGGGTGGAAGTACACCAACATCAAGCACCGCAACGACTAGCATTGACCCAGATATCAAAGCTGCATTTTTACGCAACCTAGAGGAAGCCAGAGCAACGGCTGCTGGCTTAGGCACTAGAGAGTTTGCTCCTTATGCTGAGTACAACCTTGGCATGGTTCAGAAGTACATGAACCCTTACGAGCAGCAAGTCATCCAAGGAACTCTTGGAGACATAGAGCGTGCTCGTCAAGGTCAAATATCTGCTGAAGGTGCAAGAGCAACTGCTGCTAAAGCCTTTGGCGGTACACGCCAAGCAGTAACCAGATCGCTGGTTGATGAAGCAGCACTACGCAATGCAACTAATGCAGCAGCACAACTTCGTCAGACTGGCTTTGCACAGGCTCAGAACTTAGGTCTGTCGCAACAACAAATGATGCAGCAATACGAACAGCAAAGACTCGACGCAGCTCGCAACTTAGGTCTAGAGCGATTGAATGTGGCGCAAGGCGCACTAAGTCTACAACCAGCAAGGATCGGTGAAAGCACCACAACTCCTCTGTACCAAAACACTACGGCATCTGCTCTTGGCGGTGCTTTGGGTGGCGCTCAACTTGGTAAGTTAATCGGTGGAACGGCTAATCCTGAGTATGCTGGCTATGGCGCTGGCATTGGTGGTTTGCTCGGTCTCATGTAAGGAGTAAATGATGGCAACAATGCAAGACTTTAGTGGTTTACTCTTTGGTGGTGGTGGTACTGGACTTGAAAGCTATATCACGCCAGAACAACAACAAGCAATTCAGCAGCAGTCAATGTTGCAAGCTGCTTCTGCTTTGCTATCTGCTGGCGGTCCAAGTCGCACTCCTATCTCTATCGGTCAAGCCCTTGGCGGTGCTTTGCAAGCAGGTTCTCAGGGTTATCAACAAGCACAGACAGGCGCTATACAAAACCTGTTAACACGCCAGAAGTTACAAGAAGGCGCATTAGAACAAGCCAGAATGCAAGCCTATCTAAAAGCAATAGGTCAAGATACTGGCGCTCCAGCCGTTGCAGGTCAAGCGGGTGTGCCAACTACTGGTGCTGCACCAACTGCAA